CTATATTGTGGTACTTGCATAGCTCTTTGCGTATTTCTTTTCCTAGCTTTGAGGCTTCTCGTATCTGAACGGATACTGAGCAGTTGTATTTATTGTTAAGCAATTCTATAAATGCTTTAGGCGTAATGTTCATAATCTCTCTGAGATTTTTTGTAATACTTTTAAAATGTTTGGATGGCCTTCTGAATTTTTCTTTATTAGACATTATGAAAACCTCCCTATGCAATGATAAAATTTAAACATACCACCTATATCTCTTTCGCCTTCTCGATTCTTGGCTATCTCGTAGTACATCTTGGTATAAGAACCCTTGTTGTCAATCTCTTTCGAGGACTCAAAGTCCCCATCAGTTGGGTACATTAGAAGTACTATGTCGGCATCGTTCTCGATGTCCCCGGAATCCTTGAGGTCATACAGCTTGAGCTTACCACTCTTTACTCCCTCTCGATTTACTTGAGCTAGGAGTATAACAGCTATATTCAAATCAATGGCCATCTGTTTAATCTTGTGCGATATATTAGATATACCCTCAGCCTTTCCCTTTCTTGCATCGAATGGTATTAACTGCAAGTAGTCAATGACTAGAAGTTTTACTCCGTGCTTGTGAACGAACTGCCTAGTTTGACTGCATAGATCATCCGCGTTCTTCACGGAATGAGATGTAAATATTGGTAGATCCGATAGGGTATTGATCGTATCATTTACCCTAGTCATTTGTTCTTCGGTCGCTACATTCTCTTCTACGCTCCGAATGTTTACGCCTGACATAACCTGGGTCAACCTCTTGGTAAGTTGCTTCTGTGGCATCTCCAATGAGAATATACCGCAAGGATGCCCATCCTTTGTTACTGCTTGGAGGGCTATGTATAAAGCTAGTGCTGATTTACCACAGGATGTGGGCGCAGCTACAGTCATTACTTCTCCTGCGGCTATGCCTCGATTGCCTAAGTACTCGTCCAGTTTATTGGTATGCGTCTTGACTACATCGGGTTCGTACTCCCCGGATTGCATCCTCTTAATATCCTCCATCAATTCCTTGGCGGAATCCCCTATCCTTGCGCTGGATTGGCTTGGTATAGGATTAGAGAATATGCAGTCCTCAAGTTCAGCACGAATAACTTCGTACCCCTTCTCCTCGGACTCAACATCCTCGACTGCCAGTCTGCAAGATCTCATAAGAGATCTAAGCCTGGACTTTTCCACCACTGTATGCGCAAAGAATAGAGCCTCAGTAGGGGTAGAAGCCCTTGCAGTAATGGCAAGTAGCCCAGCTATCCCGCCGACCTCATCGACCCCTTTAACGGTCTTTAAATGCTCTAGAACGGCAACATCGTTTATGGGTTTATTCTGTAGTGCTAGCGCACCTATGGTATCAAATAGTATCTTGCACCTGTGCAAATAAAAATCGTCCGATTGGACGATTGGAGTAACGGAATCGTAGACTTCTGTATTATCTTCTAGTAAGCAAGATGCAATTAATCCTTCCTCCGCTTCAGCATTATGTGGTTGCTGATGTACCAGTAGTTTCAATTCGTCTTGATTCATTCTCAACTGTGGACAAAAGAGCGCGAAGCAGTTGTCCTAAAGCATTGTGCTTTATGCGTATCTCCTTGGGTAATCTAACGGAATCAATCTCATTATAAATGTTAAGGGATACTTCTGCGGCTTCTTTTATTTTTGTCATTTTTATTAGTATATTTTTTGAGTTAAGAACACTTGAACCCCCCGCGGATTTGCGAAGGGCCAAGCATTCTATCACAAGGATTTACTTCTCTTTTTCTCTTTCGAGCATCCCTATGGCTATCAACGAGTAGCCAATCAGGTCACGAAAAATGTCCTTGGATTGATCACCCTTGGTGTCAACCTTGAGTGATCCATCGGAACAGAAAGCCTTAGCTCTCTGGAATTTGTCCTGCATTCTAATGCAGATACCAGTCAAGGGGTGCACGCCGAACTCACTTGAAGCATCGAAGTTAGCGAAAGGATTTTCGCAAGTCTCTCCACCCGTGTAGTCAGCGTTCTTATTCGCCGTTAACTCCAGGATGGAATCAACTTCATCTTTGCGGAACTTGTTCCACCAGACTTTATCGAAGTCCCCCATAACTTAGAATGGTGAGTCGTCACTTGTTGGCGCGGAGGATGCAGCTGGGGCACTAGGTGCTGGCGTTTCATCCGCTGGGTTGAGTGCTAGTGACAAAAAAGAAACACCGCTTTTAGCGACTTTCTTCCATCCTTTTATGTAGTAGGTCTTACCCTCTACGTCAATCTTACCGTTGTAATCCGGGTGATTGGGTTTTTGTTTGCGGTCATTCACAAAGAATGTTCCGCTATTTGTGTTATCGTATTCAGCCATATTTTATTTAGGTTAAAATTCTGCTTTAGCAAAATTAGCTTTGGGGTTTTCTCTACCGTGCTTGTTGGTAGCATCAGGATCTTTAGTATCATCGATAGCAAAGAGTCCATTGAGAGCGTACTTACGAGCATAGGAACTAGCTGAACCAGTTATCTGTGCATCGTCCATACCCTTCTTGACTTCCGCTTCTCTAGCGTACGCAGTAGTTTCTACTTCCGCGAATGGTTCGTGAGAACATAGTCTAGCTGTTGCTTTTACATATACCCTACCGCCCACTTCTACAATAGTATCACTGAGCGTAAGATCTGAGTTATATTTTTTTAGCAGAGGCTTTACTGCTTCCAGTATATCCTCGGCGGAGCGATAAGAATACCCTCCGAATTTATTTGTCTGACCCTTGGGGGCTTTTAGTTCCCCTTGAATCATCGCAAGTTGATGCGTATTTTTTACTTCATTATTATCTTTGGTCATAATAGTTTTTAGTTAGTTCACGATACAATTTGCATCGTTGTTTTTCGTTACAGCAGGATTCAAGTTCTCGCTTGGTCGCGCCGATGTGTTTCAGTTCAGCCACTTGTTCAGCAGCTGTCAATGAATTTTTAAATTTTTTTGTGAGTTGCACAAGACCAACTGGGTGCAGAACATCCAAGGTTTCTCTCTCCAGGTACTTGGCCATACCTCGAAGAACTTTTGGCAGTTCTGATTTATCTTGCTTGCACATTCTGAGGAAAAAGTTTTCAACCTTCCCTAATAAACTGTTGGCTTGTCTGGATATAACTCCTCGGACTAGCCCGGTCTGGTGGTCGTGGTCAAGAACCCAGTCATCAGTCCTAACCCCAAGTACAGGGCAACGCTTGGGTTTGTTAGCATCCCTGTAATCTTTTATCTTGTTCTGGGACAAGTACTTCATAGGTACTTGCTCATCCATTTCTTAATACTTATATCACTAATGCCCCCAAGTTTTTCTTGTATCTTCGGGTAAGATAAACCTTGCTCTCTATAATCCCTAGCTTTTGAAGCCATTTCTTTTTTCTGAGAATCCGTGTAACGGATACCTCTCTTTGTTTTTGGTTTAGTGTTGAGCTGTATTAATCCAGAGCTTTTTAATTTATTAAATCCTTTTGTCTTGCAATCCTGGAGGAACTTACTGTTGGCTACCATTGCGTCGAACTCCTCATCGGTCTGGTGCTTCTCCAATAAATCCAGTAAGGATGCGGCTCTACTTGTTTCGTTCATTGTTTTTTTTCAACGGATAATATCTTTCCGATTGATCCTTTCTTAAATGTACATAGTCCATTCTTTGATGGAGCTTTCTTTAATAAATACTTTAGTGCTACCTTCTCGTCCTTAGCCCACTTGCTTGCTGAACCAATGTATCCTTCGGGCATATCATTTAATGTGTACCTGATTTCATATTGATTCATTTCATACGAAGCAGCCAGTAAAGTTCAGCGCATTTCTTCGCTACCTTTATTCCTTCCTGAATTTCTTTTTCTGACCACTCCCGGTGATGATGCTTCTTGGTATCGCAATCAACAATAACGGAACGACAATTTGGAAGGTAGTCCAAGCCGTGATCTTTCATTAGCATAAAGGATTCAATAGCAAGCTGTTGGCAGTCCTTGTCATAGGTCTTAGCTTTGCCTTTAGTATTCGTTCTGCATTTATAATCCGCTAAGAAAAGTTTGCCATCCGAATCGTGGCCAATGAAGTCCACGCTACCAGCTATCTTTATACGATTGCTTGCTACAATTTTTTCACAAGCTATTGGCTTAACGCCTTCGCTCTGTACCCAATGAACAAATGGTGTAGCCCACTCATCCCAAACACTTTCTTCGGGTTCGTTGTCCGAGTAAAGGAACTCGTAATCAATATGATCCTCGATAACTTTGTGAACAGTTGTCCCGAACTCCGATGATTCAATTGTATCTCCAGTAATTGGGTGCTCCCTAGTCCCGTATGTAAGACGCTCGATGTCCTGCCATACCAGGTTGGGGTAATCCCTAGCCAGTTGTGTAATCATTCTTGGTTTATAAATACTATCCAAAAATGAATCCTTAACTATACCTAGTACAGTTGTCACGGATGGGTACACCTTGTTTTTCTTTTTAGCTTGAGCTGGAGTACTTATCTCGCTCTCAAACTTCGGGTCGGACGCATCCTGACAATTGTAGAAGTGAGCCATTATAGTTCGTCTTGATCCATTACGTATTCAATTCCTTGCCTCAATGCTTTTTCACTTATACCTTGGCAGGGCATAATAACCAAGGGCTCGAACACGAACTCCTGGTAAATTGCGCAGTGATCAACCTTTCCGTCCACGTCCGTTTTCCACATATGGCTCAATCCTTTTTCTGCGAAGTAGGAGAATACATCCTCTACCTTTCTTGATAGGGTTGAGTTATGTTCAACGACCTCAATAGCTGTTGCTATATCTTCGGACAAGGAATCCGAACTTCTGGATTGATGTTCTAGTTCCTTGGCTACTGCGTATGCATTTTCTTTTGTTATCTTCATTGTTATGATAAGTGATTAAGGATTATTGCTATAAGTACTGACGAACCCACGCCTACAATGCAACATAAAACTATCAAGGCGGAATGAAAAACTTCCTTTCCACCGGCAACTAACTCTTCGTACTCTTCATCTTTCATATTATTTATTGTTTACTCTTTGGATTAATGTAACAAATGCTTTGGCTGCAGTCTGATTGACAACCCCGTTACC